CACGACGCTCTTCCGATCTTTCTTCAGGTACTTCTGTCTGACGAATTAGATACCAGTCAGTTGGAGCAAGTAAGGTAGCAGCTATGTTTTTCTGTTCTGTAATCCATTGCTGTTTAAGCTCGTCAATGTCTTTAGGATTATCAATACCCCAGTAGAAACGTTGATCGAAGTAAGATTCAGGATTAGGTGCTACCCAAGTAATACCTAAGGCGTCACGTTGAGCTTGCGTTGAATTACGGAGCCAGTTGGCGGGGTATTGGTTGCCGTTGACATCAGTAAACGCCTTATCTAGAGGTAAGGGTTTGTCATTGTAGTAATACATAGGTAAAAGTAGAGTTAGGTTTAACGGGCAATACCGCCATTACTGGAGACCGGGTGTTCAGCAAATGCGACGTATAGGTAAGTCTCGCCATTGGAATTGAACTGATTTGTAGTACCTCTTGGCTGAAAGCCATTGCTGAAAATGTCTAAATTGTAAGTAGCTGAACTGTTTTCAGTACCAGTTTGGTCAGCAAACAATATATTTCCAACGGTGTTATAAGTGGATCTGGCTGTGTCATACATAAGCCAAGAGCCTGTTCTTGATGCGGCTTTGATCAGTATCCACCTTGGCTTAAACCCAGTGTGTATATAAAAACCTTTTGTAGACCCATTACCTTTGTAACTAGACATTACGCTATAACCTTCAACAGGTGTCATGCAGTAGGCCACGTAAGTATCACCACTGTTTCCTGTGTAGCTATCACCAGAGACAGAGACGACACTAGAAGTAGGTGATGTATTGCCCCATACGTTATATGTGTTTGCACCAGCAGTGCTGTCAAGCATCAAATACTGTGTGTTTGGAATAGCTTTATGCCATAAGCACCATGCTGCTGAAGTATTGCGCCTTTTAACCATGACAAATTCAGGAGCAGCATTTAGACCATGACCAAATGTTCCACCTTCTGTGCCGGTATAAGTACAAATACTGACCCCAGCAGTGGGGTTGGCTCTTACTTGTGAAGTTATGCTGCCGTCAGTGTTAGATACCGTGGAATCTCCAGCGTCCCAGGCCCAACCAACTATCGTCTTCGAGTTGTTATTGACATTGGCCCACGCTCCTAAATCAAATCCGTCTGAATTAAAAGCTGTCAGTGACGTTGAATATGCCTGTTCAGCATCAGATGCATCTGATTTTAAAGCGTTTGTAGCGCCACGAATTGTGTCAAACAGAAAATGGCTTCTTGCGGATTCCGAACGTACTTTTATCCACGCAAAATCTGGACTAAATCCATAACCTGAAATTGTTTGAGTTGAACTGTTACCAGTCCATAGCTTCGTATCAAAATACTGACTGCCATCCGCAATCGCTGGGGTCGGTAAGTTCGATGTGCATAACGCCTTGTAGCCGCTGAGAGGATAGCTGAAGGCACGTTGGCCGAAGTTGGCTGTATACGTTCCAGTTCTAGTTTGACCATCAAAATTGTAGACAAAGGGGGTGTATCTTGCAGCCGTGATCGAAGTTGAACCATTAGCTGTGCCGTTTAAGTAAGCGTAGAAATTCTGATTGTCTAAATCGTATGCAATACCAATAACATCACCAACACTGCATTCGGTTAGCCCATCGACAATAGTATTATTGTCAGGACCTTTTATGACGCCATTTCCACCGTACTTATAACTGTGATACCTGGGATCTTTTTCTAGCGCATCTACATTAGCAATGCCGACGTTCGTTTTAAATACTCTACTTGAACTTGAAAAAGAATCAATGGTAATCTCAAAATACCACTTACCTGTTAAGGTGGCAAAAGTTCCCAAAGCAAAGTCCCTGCTAGTAGCAGTGCTAGTTGAAGTCAAAGATGCCGATAAATTACCGTTAGAAAGCGTACCACCATTACGCAAATCAAGTGGATTTAGTGTACAGTAGTTCCCACTAACTTCTCCACCAAGTCCAGTATCTGTCTGCGTGCCGTTGGTTGGTGAGTCAACTAGGGAGTCGTTACCTGCACCGGCTGCAACACTTAAATTATGAACTGTGAAGTCATTCCCGTTTCCACTGCTATCAGTACCAAGAGCAGAAACACTACTGTTATCACTGAAGTCAAGATGAAACCCTTGAGACCCATATGTTCCAGTGAATTCAGACATCTGCCATACATTGTTGGCGTCATACTGACCGAAGTCAGTTGGGTCTAATACTTGACCATCGATGAAGTTAATTTCGGCTAGATAAAAGCTAGCATATTTACCATTACTTAGTTTATTAACTCCTATGAAAATTGTGTTTGTACTATTTATAGTTGTATTACTATTTTGATTATAATTACAATTTGATGTAAATGCAAGCTCTCCATTTACATAAAACATGAAACGATCATCACTTTTAGTTGTATCACAAGAAACAACAATGTGACGCCAAGCTGATGTATCTCTGTACAGAGCTGTTCCAGGATTATTTTGCCCATTGCCTCCAAAATGACCAATGCCTGAGCGGGAGAATCTTAACTGTGGATCAGTATTGCTACCTATATTACCAAAACCCCATGAATCATTGTCATTGGTGCTAAAAAAATGATTATTGTTAGTACCAAGAATATCTACTTGCTTTACCCAACCACTCCAGGTCCACTCCTGGCGGTTGCCAGTAGCACTTGGGGTTCGTTTGAGATAACTTGAGTCTCCTTCGTTAAATCTAAGACTGCGTCCTGGAGGAGAGGAGCCAGTAGAAGTAGATCCATAAAAAAATTCGTTTAACATTACGAGATACCTTCTGATACATTGCCCAATAGGATTACAGAGGCACTCTGAACATAGAACGGAATAATTGCAGGGAATGAAGCAATAGTAGGGGCTGAACCTGATGGGAATTTAAAGTAACTACCCCATACCACAGGTCCTGCTGTAATACGAATAAGACCTGAAGTACCAGCTACACAGTTAGATGGGTTAGGAACAGTAATTGCTCCACACGTCCAGTGATTGCCTGTTGATAAATCAAATGCACTTGCTGTAATAGTGCGTTCAGTTGTTTCAAGCGTTCCTGTCATCGTGCCACCAGTCAGATCTAGTGCTCCTACATCTCCTGCATCTAAAACAACAACACCTGTAGAACTATTAACACTATCAACAGGAGCAGCGGAGGGGATTGTTGGCGTGTTACTTAAATCGGCGTAATCGCCTGAGAAAGTTGTAACCGTGACAGCACCAGTCGATCCGTTTACCGATGTCACCGCATTGACCTGAGCTCCAGCTTCGATACCATCGAGCTTCGTGTGATCAGCATCTGTGAAGTTCTGATCAGTCTGTACATAGTTGGCATCAATAACCGTGTTGGGATCGATTGTTGGAATTGTTGGCTTATTTGTTAGATCGTCGTAATCGCCAGAGGTTGCAACTGTAGATAAATCAGCAGGCTGAACTGCAGTACCGATATCTGTAAGCTGGGTAGAAGTAGCAAATTTATTAGTGGTAGATGAATCATCGATATCATCAGCATCAAGTACAACAGCACCCGTGAGAGTATTAATAGACTGAACACCAGAATCCTCAAGAGCATCCTCAACTGCCTGTGCAGATGCAGCCGCAGCAGTAGCTGAAGCTTGGGCAGCAGTGGCTGAGGCTTGCGCGGCTGTAGCGGTTGTAGAAGCAGCAGTAGCAGCAGTGGTAGCATTATTGGCTGCTGTTTGAGCTGTACTTACACCACTAAGTGCTGAAGTTGCGTTTGTATTAGCAGTAGTAGCTAAAGTACTAGCTGCATTAGCCGTAGAAATAGCGGTGGCGGCGTCGGTAGAAGCTTGTGTTGCGTCGGTAGAGGCTTGAGTAGCAGCACTCGCAGCGGAATTTGCAGTTGTAAGTGCTGTACCGGCGTCTGTTGTTGCAGTATTTGCAAAGCCCTGTGCAGATGTAGCTGCAGTTTGAGCAGCAGCAGCATCAGCAGCAGCTTGCGTGGATGCACTTACAGCAGAAGAAACACTTGACAGGGCCGATTGAGCACTTGTTTCAGCAGTATGGGCTGAGTTTTCAGCAGCAGTAGCCGCTGTAAGAGCTGCTGCAGAATCTATAAGGGCATCATCTGCTTTATCTAGTGCCTGATTAGCTACAGACGTTGCACTGCCTGCATCAAATGTGGCCTCCTGGACTACATACAATGCTTGGGTAAAGTTATCGTTTAAGTCCCTAGCTCTAATTGCAGAGCCAGGAAAAAACACTGCCTTTAAATCCGTATCATCTGTGTCTCTAAAAATTGAGACATTTGCCCCAGATGCAGGGGCAGAATTAAGCTGAATTGTTGTAGCATTAGCAAAGGTATATTCAGTTGTTAGTACGTCATCAATTTTTACATTGATATCCGCAATTTCGATATATGGGAATGTAAATGAATAGAGAACGGTTGAGCCATTCCCTACATAACTATTTGAAATAACTGGGTTAGACATACTACGGATTGTTTAGTTCTAGTAATTGCTGATAAGACCGTTCGGCACTTTTAGATCTTCCAGCTAAAGCTTGTTTCTCGTACTCACTTTGCTTCTTTAATTTCTCGTCTAATTGTCTTGCATCCTCAGACCTTGAATTAATATATTGATTAACTGCATAAGTTCTAAGATCTGCAATCTTCTCAACTGTGTTTGTGTACCAGGGCATTTTTTCTTTAGGAGTTGGAGACTCAAGCCACTCCTTATATTGCATTTGAAAGCCTTCAGTCTTAAAATGGTTTACTAACATTTGCTCAAGGCCCATCCTCCCATTACCTGGCTTTGCCATGATCTTATTGACTTCGTGCTTAGTAGTAGCACTAAGTGGTATCTTTTTGTAGTGATTATTTAGCTCTAGTGTGTAATCAATGCCATACCTGACTAAACCTTCAATCGCTTTGCTTTCATTAACATCTGTAATACTAAAAGGCGTGAGAATGTTGGTTCTGGCTTGAGCATCGTTAATGATAGGCTCACCAGATAAAGGGGAAATTTTTTCAGCACCTAAAAAGGCTTTAGAAAGGGGTAAAGTTTCAGCCATGTACCTTTCCATGCTGGAATTATATTCCCGAGCTCCAGGGACAAGGAAATTGTTAAAGTCTTTGAGAGCCCCTCCATACTTGGTAAATGCTCTTAGGGTGTTAGCCAGCAACGTATCAGGAAGTGTGGAGTATTTTCGTCGGCCATTCAACACTTCATCAATGTAACCAACAGAATCAACCAAGCCCTTTAGCCAGGATTGCTCAAACATTGCAAATGCAACAGAATATGTAGCTTGTGAAAAAACTTCGTTATAATCATCATACCTATGGCTGTTGTTCATTACATAAGCAGCATCCGCATACATACTGAGAACCGTAGAGATGGGGCCTAAGAAACGATGGCTATACCACTTACCATTAATTTTAAATGAATGGCGTGGAGCTTTTAATTCATCCAGCGCTCTTTCGCCTCGATCAACGTGACCAGATCCTGTTAGTACACCATTTAAAGCCATGTTAGTGGCTGTAATACCAATAATGTATGCAGCACCTTCACGCCCCTTGTAAACAGCCTTAAGAAGTTCATCATCTCCTTCAATAACCTTTTTATATTCCCGCATAAAATTAAGGCCAGACGGAGTCAGCCTTGCTACCCGAGGCAAAATTGGCATAAACTGGGGGGTTTGTGCGAGAATATTTGCAGGAGTTTTGACAAAAGGAAGAGCAGCACTTGCTAGGACACCCCCTTCTTTAATGGCGTCGTCCATTTTAGCAATAAACCCTGTTAAATCTTGCTGAAAGGTATCTTCTTTAGAGCGTTTAAGGGCAATAGGATCCGTAATAGAAAAATCCTCATCAAACTTGCTCTTAATTAAGTCATTCAACTCATCAGCACTATAAGTTTTTCCATCTTTGGCAATCTGAGTTAAATAGTCAAACTTTGCAGACTGCCTTGCTGAGATGACACGGAACGCAGCGTCAGTTGAGTTCATAGCTCGCGTGGCGTATTGCCCAGCCGGGGTGGCTAGTAAGTAATACTGAGCCCTTACAAAAATTGCTGTAGCTCTCTGGCCTCCAGTTTGGGCTCGAGCATACATATTATCAACTTGCTCAGCCATATTTCTTTGAGACATAAGGTATCCACGGGCTACCTGCGCGTCACCTGTTTTCTGCCATTGAATTCGGGCGGCCTTATAAGAATCACCTAACCCACCAAAAATGGAGCCATACATTGCAAGAGCAGCTTTAGCTTGTTGAGGCTTGAATAAAGAACCGCCTGCAGCAAGTAAGGGTTTCATAGCAACGTTAAATCCCGTACCAAGAATGTTCCGCTCATGAGTCCTCAAAGAAGACAAATAGGCGTTATACATAGTAGTACGGAAGTTCTGACCGCTAATACGTGCAGCCTGCTCTGAAAAGACTTCAATAAGTTCAGGGTTACCATCAGCTAATACAAGGCCTTCACCCAAGACATTCATTTTATCAATGGCTTTAGGGTCCCCGGCTTTAATACCTGCACGAATACTTTCCCATTCAGCTTGAAACTCATTTAGTTTTTTATCAACTTTAGGATCTGGAGCAGTAGGGGCATCGAAAGCACCTTGTTCTACCTTTCGGATCAAATCCTCAATTGGTTCATCGGCTTTTAAAGCTGCCATAGCTGAGCCTTTATAGCTACGTCCTTTGATAACTTCCTTACCTACACCAATAAGATCATCAATAATCATGTCTGACTGACGGGTAGCATCGCCACCCTTAGACATGATTTCCTGCATCAGAGGCACTTTTTCAGTAATCTGATTAGCAAGATCCTGGATAATTGCACGACCAGCAAGATCACCATAGATAGTACGAATAACAGGCATAGGTAGGCCCGCGTCATCGACTACGCTATGTAAAAGCTCCATAGCTGAAGCGTCTTTATTCTTCCAGGCGGTAATGAGATCTCTAACCTTAGCTTTAGATTCGGGGGTAGTTTTTTTATTATTAGCCCGGTAATCATTCATCTCCACCTTAAATTCTTCTGGCATCATTCCAAATGTCAGATCGCCCATACCATCTTGAGTGGCATTGAGCTGCTTCTTCATAGCATCGGTGGTTAGTGGGTTGGTGGACGTTCGAGGTACAGCAGAACCAAACTCTGGCTGTGCTGCCTGTTGAGCAGCTACGCCTCTTATAGGGTAGGAAGCAGACTTACCTGACCTCTCATTTGGTTCGTATAGCTGTTGTTCCTTAGTTCCACTATTTGCCACATCTTCAGCCTTACGTTGTTCATACCCAGGACGGCGGGTGTGGATGGGTTTAAATGCAGGATCATCTAGTAGATCAGACATCTGTGTTTGCCTTAACCCCTGACCCTTGGTATTTACATAGTTAGGAAATTTAAACATCTCCAGCTCAAGCTGTTTATTGATAATTTTTGCATTTTCAATTGCTTGCTCGGCTACTTTATCACCCTTAACTTTTAATTTTAGCTCTTCAAGTTCTTTTAAAACCTCTCCGGTCTGGCGAGCTAACTGCGAATCATCTAAGCTAGTAATTTCCTGAAAGATAATCTCACCAGCCTCGGTAACTTGAGGTGGGAGTTCTTTGGCAGGAATTTTGCGGGCATCCATAACAGGCTTATAGATATCTCCAAAGACTTTTCTAAATGCCTTATAGGTAAGATCAATACCATCCACAGCCTTTTCCATAAGGCCACCCTCGGCCATATTTTTAATACGGCGAATGTATTCATTATCTTCATCCTTGTGGGCGAGAGCATCAAGAAACCCTGTCTTTTTCATAATATTCCCAATACCTAAGAATTCGGTATCTTGGGCCATATTGACAAGATTTCCATCTCCCGGTGTATAAACTAAATCTGCAATTGCACCAACAGTAAAATTTCTGTGAGCCCTTTGAATTTTACCAATAAAACCAGGCTTGCTGGCTACTGATGGGCCACCAGGAATGACTGCATTAATCACTCTAGCGTTGCTCATAAAGCCTAGAAGTGCAGCTCCGAGTTCACCTATCTCAGTGACAGGTTTAGCACCTACTAAATTAAACTCGGCCCCTTCATATTCTGAAGTCCAAGGAGCTGGTTCATCACCACGCAGTCCTAGAGCAGATCCAGCCGTATCGACAACCAGTTTGCCAACTTGAGCAGCAGAGTTAATAGGGGCAGTAAAGACAGGCATAAGAGCCCTTTCTGCTTCACCAGTGGCCTTACTTAAAACATTCTGGCTATCAAGACGCCTTACATCAGAGGCATCGATCTCCTCTCGAATTTCATCATAGTCGCGATCATCAAAAGCATCTTTGATAAATGCAAGACCATCCTTAACATATTTGTCTACTACTGATTCATTCTCTAAAGCCTTTTCCCCATAAGATTTTTCAGGTTCAGCCGGTGGCTTTTCTGCAGGGGTTTCTGGTGGGGGTGTTTCTGGTGGTTTTTTAGAACCTTCGATATCCTCAACGGTTAGCTGGGATGGATCAATAATGTTTGTGCCTTCTGGGGCTGCTGTTTCTTGGTTGATTGATAATTGAGCTTCTTGCTCTTTGTCCGGCGTACCGTCCATACTATCAATCCATTGTTGGTACGTTGAACGCTCTTCCATTTGGATTATCTATAATGAGAAAATAGTGGATGATCAGAAGGCGTACCAACTGACCATCTAGTTTTTATTGACCCCAGCCATAAGTACGTGCATGACCAAACACAAGGTCTGCATATTCCATTGACTCTTCATTCCCTGGGATAGGTCCACCGTATTTATCGACGTTGCCTTCACCAGCGTTATATGCTGTAAGAGCTAAACGGTAATCACCGTTATACTTTTTAAGCAGATATGCCATGTGTTTAGCGCCGTAATCGATAGCCTCAGTAGGGTTGAGAGGATTAACACCGGGGTGAAATTCAGTCATGATTTGGGCTACCCCTTGAGCCCCTGCGGAGCTAACTCGGGTGCCATCAATAACATCGGGCGCAAATGAATCACTTTCTTGGTGTAGTTGACCAGCATAAATACCTGGATCAATTCCGTGTTTAGCAGCAGCTTCAGCAATGGCGGAGCCATATCCTCCTGGGACGTTTGCACTCAGGAATGTTTGAGTAGAAACGCCCCTATACTGAAATGCAGTTGTGTTTCCAGTAGAGATCCTGGTGTCAATAACAGGAAAATTAACAGGCTGCTGACCTTTAAAGTATTCATTTATAGATCTGTTTATTTGGATGTCGGATGAAGAGGGGCTTCTCAAAATCCGGTAGGTATTTCGGTCAAAAGATTTAATATCATTCATTACCGCTTCGAGTTTTTTTTGTGGACTAGCACTTGCAAAGCTTCCACCCAAGTATTTCTCAGCGGCTGCCAGACGTACTGAATTGCTTTCAATTGCATCATCTAAAGCAGTAGCACCCATTGTGGTAACTTTATCTCCAAACAATACCGAAGAATTTTTAGTCATCCCAGCGGCCTGGAATGTGGTGTAAGTAGTCTGAGGTGAAGAAAAGTCTACCTTTGTTTTACTAGCAATGCCTGCGTGAACATTGTCATATTCATGAGCCACTGCTTGGGCTTCTATAAAAGCTTTAGGCGTAACGTTAAAACGTTTAGCAGCTTCCAAAGTTCTAGCAGAATAGTTAGTGCCACCCTGATTCCAAACCTCAGCATCTGCTACAAAATTTGTTCGGCTTAAAATTAAATCTTCTGTACCGGCACCTTGGAGGAGCTCAGAGATAGGTGTATTCATATAGGCAAAACTCATCTGCCCTGTAATTGGGTTGATACGCCCATTAGGAGGTAAAGACCCATAACCAGTACCTAAAAGGCTAAACTTAAAACCATCTCGATCAAAGGGGGCTAGGTCTGCATCTTCACTACCTAATACATTGGTAATTTTTAGAAGTTCTTTTTCAAACTTACCTGTAATGAGTCTATCTTTCTCTACTTGAGGCAAGTCCTTAGGCATCTGAGCGATAAAGGTTCTCATCTCTTGTTCCAACTTGGGAGCTAGTTGTCGAGCAGTAATGGCTATAGTTGTCCTGACATCGCCAGGATCATGTATTCCACCTCTTTCGATCTGTCCTTCATACTTGCCAACAATTGTTCTAAGGGTGGACTCAATATTACCAAGACCAGCGGCCTTCATCTCAATAGTAACTTCGTCTCGTAGTTTTATGTCCTTTTTGAGGATAGTAATAAACGCAGGGTCTAAAGATTTAGACCTTTCCCACTTAAGAACCTCTTCCATAGAAGGCGTATCACCATTAGTTATCCGTTCCTGAATTGATTTTTGAAGAGTCATAGACTCTCTACCGTCATCAACAAGAGAGTCGATCTGTTCCTGAGCATAAACATTGCCAGGAAAATTTTGACGCAAGTAGTCTTTAGTCTTATTCCTTAAATCAAGGCTCAGATCAGTATCTATAGTATTCCGCAATTTCTGGTTTAACTCACCCATTATACTGTCAACTTCAGCCTCCTTTACAGCCGATGCAGCAGTTCCTAATGTATCTTCTAATTTTAATTTGTTTTCAATAGCTTTAAGAATTATTGGTCGATAGTAGTCATCTTTTTCAAAAGTAGTTCCTGAATTTCCTGGTACTTTTTCTACGTTAAGTAATGCTCTAGCATCATCTGCATCGCCTAATTTTAGTAGGTCTTTGAGTGCCTGCTCTTGACGATCTCGGGTAGGAAGTTTAATAAACTTAGCTGATATGTAAGAAGCTTTATCTATGGCTTCCCAAGCCCCCTGATAATCTTTAGCGGCTGTTCGTGAAGCAGCCAAGGTCTTGCCTGAGTCATAATTATTTGCCTCAGAATATGCTCTTTGTATAGCACCCCATCTTAACTGAGTATTATTTCTAGCCATCTTTGCCTGATTACCATACGCCATCAAACCTTCGGCACCATCAGCCTTTGTAAGCTGGTCAGAGTTACCTAAGTAGTCTGCAATATCTGCAATAGCATCATAGACATCATCCTCAGTGGCACCTGCACGGATCATCTCCATCAGATTTAATTCTCGACCTTGAAAGGGGATTTTAGTATTCGGATCTTGCACAGCCTCATTAAGCCTTGAGGGGAACAAATTGCCTTTAGACCTAATATCAGCTTTGGCTAAGTTTCGAGCTGTCTCTACTCTTAAAGCTGGGGCTCTTAATTGCTGAGCCTCAATTACGCTTGTAGCCGTGGATTGAATACCTGCTTCTCTAGCCCTATTTTCAACATCAATTTGTGCATCATCTATAATAGAAGAATGAGCAGTACCGTCACTGATCTTAATTTTACCAGGCATGTTGTCAACGCTAGCCTGGTACTCTTCATTTTTTTTATCTACTAAGGCTGCTTGATCCTTATAGACCATACCACCAAATTGGATAAGACCCATTACAGCAGTCTTAACTACTTGAAAATTAGCATTATCAACATTGGCCTTAAACTGCATGTGTTGCAGTTGTAGGTTGTTATCAGCTCTTTTGGCAGAATGCTCTGACTTAAGCTTATTTGTAGCCTTTAACTGCTCCAGCTCTAAAGAGTTTTTTTCAACAATTTTTTTATATTCAAGTGCGTTCTTGTCTTTTAACTGATTAATACTTACTTTACCCTTTTCAGTTGTCTGGTCCATTTGAAGATTAGCCTGAGCCAGCATTTTGCTGATCTCATTATTGGCAGTATCAACCTGCTGCTCTAGCTTTAATTCTCTAGCAGCTTGGTCTAGTTGATCTTTAAGAACCAACGCGGCTACTTGATCGGCAGATTGACGCTCAAGGTTTGACGTTTCGTCCTTTCTTTTAGCCTCTTTATCTAATGTCTGCAGATTCCGTTGAGTACGTTTACCCTCATCTAAAATATTTTGGGTATTGGAAATAGCTTTTTCAGGATTGTATTTTACACGTCTTTCCTTGCTTTTGTATTCAGAATTGGACTGGCCGCCTTGGTAAATTCGTGACATTTAAAGAGCCAGCCCGTAGACTGGAATAGTTAGGTAGGTATCTCAAAACCAACAAAGTTAGGTACTTCAGGCATTTGAGGTAGATAAGGCATTTCAGGGTTGAAGCCGACTTTGCTTTCAGCTTGTCGATTCCCTTCAAGGTTTTGTTGGAATGCGTTGTCCATATTGATTAGAGCAGTGTCATAATCAGCTTTTAACATTGCTTCTGTGGCTGCAACATCTCTACCGGCTTGCCGTTCAGTATCCAACGCTAGAAGACCAACAGACTGTCCTGTACGGCCCGTGGCTAAGATCGAACCCTTGGCTCCGATAGATTTAGCCAAAATAGTTTGCGCTTTAAATGCAGCCTCTTTTCGCTTTTCTGATAATTGTGATTGTTCACCAAGATAAACTCTATTAGCAGCCTCAGCATTGGCTATTGACTGTTTAGTAGCAGTCTCGCGCTGGTCTTGATACACCCGACGATCAGTCTGATTTTGTTGCATGAGCATGTTTCGCTCACGCTTAACTGCTTCACGCTGTTGCGTATATTTATCTTTTAAAGCATTATTTAATTGTTGGATCTGTAGATTTCGACCTTCTGCAGCCTGCTCAACTTGCAACCGTTGGGCTGACTGTGTTTGCTGCAGGTTTAATCTTTGTTGATCATAAGCCAGACGCTGTTGCTGAGCCAATCCATCAGCCTGCTGACGCTGTTGCATCATCTGGTTCTGAAAGTTTTGCTGCATTGACTGCTGCATCTGCATCTGAGCTTGTTGCTGTTGCATCTGCATCTGAGCACGCTGCTGTGCTACTTGCTGAGCTTGGGATCGGTTCTGCATCTGAATACCGGCCTGTGCATTCTGATACTGCATTTCCATGGAGGCAGCAGCTTGGGCTGATTGTTGTTGGGCTGAATAGATACCCATACCGACTGAGGCAGCAGTGGTAATACCACCAACGATGTATGTGGCTGTTGCTGCAGCGCTTATTGGTTCGCACATAGTTTTACTACTTCATAATATGGAATATTGAAAGGTGGTTGTGGAATTGCTCTTAAGGCTTTGAAGCCAAGAAATCTGAGAAATCTGTGGTGTAGTTTATTTCTCGAATCGCATAAGGCATACACCATTTTATATGGCTTTGTAAGAGTATCTATATGCCTCTTAGCTTGCCTTAAGAATGTCAGACCCATAGTCTCTAAGGCAGGGGTACAGAGGGTCCAGATACCAGCATTACCATCGTCATCAGGGATTACCCCACCTATTCCTGCTAGGACTCCTTTGTAGTTAGTGAAGGCGAAGGTGTCCTCGCACATAAGAACACCTAAGACACAATTAAAGGGTGTACGCCCTAATCCTTCTATTTCAGAAAGATCAGCAGGGCGTAGGTTTTGAGATACATAAATAGCATCCTCTAAAGTAGCTTTACGGATTAAGTGCTTCATCGTCTAGCGATTCCTCTCGTGGAGTAGTGGCCTTCCCATGAGTAGGAGGTGAGAGCAGCAGGTAGGGGTCCATCTGCTTTGATAGTAAGGCGGGTTAGATCACCACGACCATAGACACCAATGGCTCGAACACCATCTTCCTGAATAGACGCTGTATCAGCTTCATAAATATCAGCCTGTACCACCTCTAGCGGGATAGTTCGTGTTGCATAGCCCTTCTGATCTACTGAACACTCATAACGACCTGACATAAATACATTGATATAGACATTCTCAATCATTGGTGGATTACGTCTATCTGCTTTGTTTTCTTCTTTTACAAAGAAAGATGGTAATTCAACAACCATGTCATAGCCAACACCAACAATAATATCGTATTCTGCCAGTCTATTGCTGACAACAAAGTAATCTCCTGTGGAGTCTGTTTGAGCGTTCCCACTGACATAGAATGTTTCAGAACCACCGTAAGTAGCAGCAAGAAACAGAACTCCATTTCCCTTGGCTAATCCACTAGGTACGGATACCTTGGTATCACCATTTGATAGAAGTTGAAAAGTTACCCGAGTTTCATCAACCCAGTGGTCAAGTCTAGGCTGGAACCTACTACCTAATGCGGCGATAGGTGCTGTATCAGGATCATCAACTAGCTCAAGTTTAGACAGAATAGTATTAGATCCATTGCGACCAATAAAGTAACCAGTATCATGATCGAAGGAGGCTAACTTAATGTCTGTAGGCATTTTCCATGTAGTCCACCCAGCTAGCTGACGTTGGTTGCCTGTATTAAAGAACTTAAATACATAAAGATTCTCAGTACCATCCCCCATAATTATGAGGGACTGGTTAGGGACAGAAACAATATGGCTAAGTCCTGGAGGCACTAGCTCTGGGACAATACGGGTGTTATCAGTGATTTCTGGTCTGGAAGATAAGGAGTCTGTAGCCAACTCAAAGACTTTTGTAGCTGTATTGCTTTCTGTCGTAAAGAGAATAGATACTCCAGTCTCAACAGGTTTAATAGAAGACTTATAAGCAAAATTAGACACCTCATCTAGTTTAACTGTAGATGGACCAAAAGCCACATCTTCAGTACTCATAAGAAACTGACTATTTTCCGCAAATAAAAGCAAACCTTTAGGGGTACCAATAGCATGTTTGAGGATTGCTGGCCTTGTAGTTGAGGTTGACATATCAATGGGATCTGCATCGCTAATAGCAATAGCTGAACCCTGGAAGAAATTAAAGTAATCCCCAGCTTGAGAGAGGACAACAGTATCATCAGATAAAAAACCAAGACGATTCTGATAAAAGAATGCCTCTCTAATAGTTTTACCCACAAACGTTGGGGCAGGTGATGTTACTTCATCCCCTACTTTTCTGTCTTGCCAAAAGTTGTTCTCGTCGAACTCCTTGGTTAACGGCCTTAGGGTAAAAGTACCATCAGACTCCCTAATGAGGGCATGTGGCATTGTATTAGGATTTAAACTTAAGGGTATACCTGGTTTAATAGTTTCTTCCCAAGCTCCTTGTCCAGGGATACTACCTTCAGTTTTAAATTTTACATAATAGTCGTCAGCATCAGATGCTTCAGTATTAGCAATTTTTAAAACTATGCCGTCCTCACATTGTGGTGGTAATAGCGATACATCATTAACGGTATCTTTAATACCATATAAAGCGTTGTTAGCTACTCCTCCTCTTGTTTGTAAGTTGAAATCGCGTCCATCTGTCCTGTCGATGATAATTACATTACCAACAGGTCTAGCAGTGTAACCACTTAATCCAACAATACTGTTTACTAGGCTAGATACAACTGAAGATGAAGTCAACACTCCAGATGAAGTATCACTTGGTGTTGTAAATGTTGCTGAAGCTTCAGCCTCATAGCTATATGAGAAGGTTGTCTCTTCAACTTTTACTGTGTAATTTCTCCCAGAAAGAGTAACATCGACAGTGTCACCAATTTCCCAGTTTAAGCCACCATTATTTAAAGATACGGTTGTCTTATAAACAGACTTGTAATCATATTGAAATGACTTATCACCTTGCTGCACTCCAGTCACAGTTAGTAAAAGCGAATAAGTGCTACCTACAGGAATGACACGGGGTTCTGGATCGTCTTGAAGTACTGTAATCTGTTGGGTAGTAGTATCAAGAATAATCTCCTCCATCCCCTGCGTCCAAATATCATCGGAGTTACTTATTGTGTAGCTATTAATAAAAGCATCGGTAATGATATATTCATGGGAAATATTTCTAACTTCTACCCGGACTTCAACTCTAAATCCTAGTTCACCAGCAGGGGTCTGTATTACATGATCAGAGTATAAGTAAGACCCTTCTGCATAATTTGAGGCATCGCCATGCTCAATAGTTGCCCAAATATTTCGACCATAATCACTATGACCGAATTGAGCACCACCATCGACATTAATCCGAGTTGGATAGAAGTCACCTTCAATCTCAGTTGTTACAAGTGTTGGAGTACATGTTGTATCTAATCTAAAGCCCAGCCCTGCCTTGTTACCAGAGCCATTCTCTGTGAAGTTTTGGATGCCAACGTCTGAACAGACCCCCGTATCCTCCTCTTCAAAAGAAGCTGGAGAGACTGATAACCTCGAAGCACGTCGTACTTTAACTTGATTTACTGCATCACCATCTCGCAGAAAATCAACTGCATAGGTGGTGTTATAGGAAACTTGGTTGATGACTACCAAAGCCTGCTTTAGACCAGCAGCTTGAGTCACAGACGACATCGATACAACCTTCTCAGAATTGACGAGGAAGGTGTAGTCATTAATCGTTAATGGGTTTAGGTTACTTACGTCATTAACTGCAATATATGCAGAAGCCTCACCCTCCATTTGGACGGTACGTTCTTCACCTGTATCAGCCGTAAATACTCGCACCACTTGGGTGCTACCACTACGATACACACATACAACATAGCGATCTTGGTTGTCCCTAAATACAGGAAACCACTTTGCATCGACTGGAATGTCAGAGCCTAAATTTTCAATAAACTCAGTTCCTGGGCGCTTAGTACATCCAAAGGTAGGATCTAAATAGACGTTGGTTGCAAGTCTTACCTGTCCCGGTATCTTTACCGAATCAGGTTGGGCACTAATTCCACCCAAGACATTGCCTATAGTTTGGGAGATAGCAGACATTAGTATCCTTGCAGTGTATTAATTGGGTTGTATGAGTTGTATTGAGTAAAGCCATCGTTGGTGTTAAATATATTATAATCACCTTGCTGGGTGTCATATTCCATCAACGTTGCACGCGACATAACCTCTTCTCGCTGTCCAAAGGCTACGGCTTCAGAAGAGCCAACAGAGCGTCCTGCAAAGACATTGCCAGCTCTGATAGTGATGTATTCTTTAGCTGCTTCAGGTAGTTCTTCAAAGTCAAATAACCAGACTACGTCAAGGTTTTGACTACCTTCAAAAATATAAGTATGAGTTTGCTTATTATAAAGCTTACCACCACGGATTACAAGAAAGCTATTGGTACGACCATTGCTATCAATAGCCAGAACATTATCAGGAACTCCAATGGTTCCATCAGTATTTGGAGTGAAGGGGTAGGAGTACTCAGAGTTAAAAATCCACCCTTCGGATTGGACTGCAATATTTACCTCAGCCAAGACAGACTCAGCCATCTCAACTAAAGGGTTGCCACCATCCAATGTTGTTGTGGGGGACTGACCAATGTTAGTAAGTACCCTGTTTACTGCTGCTAGTTTTGTTGTTTTAGTAGCCATTAATTTCTAGGGAATGAGAAGCCCCGAGGACCCGAAGGTCCAAGGAGTTATTTATTAAGCAGCTTGGATAGAACCAGCTACAGAAACACGCAGAGTGTCACAACCCATTGCCAATTTACCGACGATTAGGTCGCCTTGGAATTGGACATGGTAGTCTCCACTTGTGGTTTCGATGCTTGGGCCAATAGCCTCAAGCGTACCGGCGGCTTCCTTTTGGAAGACAAGGCCCGCAAGATTGGAACAATCAACCTTATAGTCGTTGTTCTCGCCGCTAACATCAGTGTTGAAGTTAGTGCCATACATTTCTGCAAGCACGTTGGACTTATAGATACGAATACCGGCGATAGAGTAGAGACCTTTGCCGCTATTCATATCACCCTGAGTATTTCCAATCTCTCGATTGAGAATATTCGTGTCCACGGAGGAAATCAAACTGTAGTACTGACGTGGGCTGAGAACAGCACAGCGTCCGTCTGCAGGAGCATTACGCTCATCAAGTACAGCAGCAGCTTCAAAAACGTGTAATTCCCTACTTTCATAGGGCACAGACTATATCTTCATCCCAGTGGGATGTCGGACGCTATTGGTGTATTACGTGACACGCTTGTCACACCACCTAGTCGTTGCACCTTCCCCGCAAGCGTGCGGGGCTTGGCTCAGGATTGCCTTAGGCTTTCGCCCTTAGGTTTCCCTGAGTTCATCCGATTTCACTTATATGTTGCCACATAAGGGGCCAATTCATTTAGCCATCTACGATTGCCTGAGCATCATTACTATTACCAGTACCGATGTTAACTTGAAAGCCACCAGGCTCATCAGTTACAACGGAAGATTCGGTAGCGCCTTTAGCAAGAACGCGAGCGATACGCTGATCATAATGCAGGGCTAAACTTTCACCGATTTGCTTGGAGATCTCCGAACGTGCTGACCACTGGCTGAGCATCTCATCCAGGTCATAAATGAACTGGCTGCTATAGAGCAAGTCGTCCATGATAATTGTTTTTTCGTTCGACTTCAGACCAGCGTCGGGTCCGATAGGAGTTCCAGGGGTGTGATACCCGCTGGAGAGTTTGCCAGTCAGCAAGAACTGCTTGCTCTTACCACCACGAAGGGAGTAGTTACGAACGAGTCCTTTGAAGATTGTGGCGTCGTTGAATGCGTTGAATACTTCGCCAGAGAAAAGTTTAAGGCTTGTGGCGTAGCGAGTATCATAATCCTGGGAAGGAGTACGTGAACCGTTAGCAACGTTGTTACCTTGAAATGCTGAAAAAGTCATTATTTGTTTAAAGAGGTTTGTTAATGAATCAAGCCTCTAACCGGTTAGAGATATTTAGTTGTATTGACATTTGCTCTATAACTTGAGCGAAAGCTTTCGCCAAAGGGTTATCCGTCGTAACGGGCCTCGATGGCAAAGAGGTAGAAAAGGAATCGAACCTTTCATTAAGCACCAGCTCTACCAGACACCCCAGCCTTCCGGGTCCAGGGTTCCATAAACCATCCCCTCAGGTTTTACAACCGGAAGGTACCTGTATTAGTTGCCCAGGGTAGGCACGACTTTGGCGTAAGACACACCGCGATAGGTGAGCTTTGCCATTCTTGCAGCGGCCTTTTGAGCTTTAACTGCAGCACGTACTTGAACGTCAGTCATGAGGTTTCTCCAAAAAGCCTGAGCCCCGTTCCATGCTTCAGGTGTTATGCGCCCATAAGGGTGAACGAACTTTGGAGATCACATAAGGTCGCCAGATCGAGCCAGCTTCTCTTCAACATCCATACGATATGCAGGATCAGATGAGTAGCGGGGATCAGCAATAGCCCTAGCCAGTTCTGCCTGACTACGGAATGCCTTGCTCTTACTGGGAGCCTTCTTACCTGTTACCAGGGGGGCCTCATATCCTTCGACAGACTTCCAACGATTGCTTAAAGCCTCAACAGCAAAGCCGAGAGCCGCTGCATTGTTGGAGTTAGCTACTTGATTGAACTGATCAATCTCAGCCTCATTCAAGTTCTGGCCTGCCCATTGGATCATCTGACCATAGGCTTCATCACCGCCAACAGAGTCACGAATCGACTTGAGCTGTGTGGCTGTAGCTGCGTCTTGAGTGTTCTTAGCTGTCTGAACAGCGTGATACTTAAAGTAGGTCTCAATCAGGGCCTTGCTATCCATAGCGGATAGGGTTTCCATATCATTAGAAGTTAACCCCCCTTCAGCATCAAAACGGGTAGCAATCTCAGTGAAGGTCTTAACATTTTCACTGATCTCTACCTCCTCCCCTTTCTCCTCTTCATCAGGCTCTGTTGACTCCTCAGAGGACTCTTCTCCTTCCTCAGGCTCAGACTTACCAAGCTTAGACTGTAGCTCGTTGTAGGCCTTTAGAAGGTCATCTTGTGAGCGGAACTTACCGCCAATGAGAGATACATCTTCCTGCTCAGATTCGTTCTGAGCCATCCGACGATCACGATCTTCGGTCTGGGCTTGGATGAGTTTCTCACCCTGCTCTAGTGCTGCAGTCTCTGCGGCTTGCTGCTCAGTGCTAACACCCTCGGAAGGGTCAAATGTAATGCGGGTTGGATTTGCCATTTAAAATGTTGTGGAGGTTACGTTTCCAAAGGTGGGGCGTACTTTGCCTTTCTTGACATATTTACCAGCCGTAGATTTAGAGGTTCCTTCTACTTTTTGCTTGACCCCATAACTCACCTCTTTGGACGACAAGGCCTCTTCAATTGGAGTTGATTCATACGCATCGTTGTGAGGTGTTTGTGGATTGTCTGCCTTAAAAGAACCATTAGGCTTGCGGGCTCGTCGGCGCTTGTTGGCTGCCTGGGTTTTGTTGTCCATCTGGATTCATCATTTGTTCAACCATTGGAGACTTAGACAGTTGTCCAGCTTGTTCCAATAGTGTTTGTTGTTGTTGCCGTTCTTGTGATGCTTGACGCTCTTGGGCGAGAGCTTGCTCATCTTTAACTAAGCCTAAGGATTCGATACCGCTAGCTGCTGCTAATCGGCGTAGAAACTCACTTGGATCGATGTATTGCATCATCACTTCAGGACCCATGCCTTGAGCAATGGTTGTCACAAACTCCATCAGAGCTTGGCGATCTTGACCACGGCCAATACCATTTAAACCAGCCACAACAGTTGGCATAACCAAACCCTTAGGAAGTTTAGGAATGCCTTCCATACGCTGAAGGGCTTGCAGCTTACGAGCCAGATAAGGCCGTAGCAAGGTTGATGTTAGACCTGAATAAATACCACCGAGCTGTTCATTCAGCTCCTGTGCAACGGCGTTAACCTCTGCAGCAGTAGTTCTCTCAGAGTCACGAACAGCACCATTCATAATCAAGAACGCCTCAGAGATTCTCTGGGTCAGGTTCTGGATCATCTGTTGGACTGTTCCGAAGTCTGCGGTCTTGCCTACTTGAACAACACCGACATCATCAGGACGTCCTTGGATAATTGCCCCATTCTGAGCGCGGGCTAATGATTGGGGCTTCGTTGTTGCAGATGGAGACACAAGAAAAACAACCTTTGCTGCTGCTGCACTACCTTCTACAAGGGCTTGCATCAACTTTTCTAGGCTATTTAAATCCCCAAGGAACTCTTCTACGCGACCCCTACCGTAGCTTTCACCATCGCAGTGGTTAAAGGTGATCGGCATCCACGGAGTTGTTTTGACTGGTGAAGAAGATCGTGATCCGGGGATAACCTTCCCGTCACACTCTTGATACCACTTGTGTTGACCGTCCTCGAGCTTGACGTGGGTAAACACCACAGCGTCATCGCTTTGACCTTTATTCATTGAAGAGGCCACACCAAACTTAGGCCCGTCTTCGCCTACGGCGTTCACGTCCTTGTCTGTGTCTAGAGGTTGGAAACCTTTTGGTAGTAGTTCACGGGAAATAATTTCCTTAGTGACGATCTCCTGGACGTTATCATTACCATCCCGTGCAATAACATATCGGTCTAAGGGGTAGACCTTTAATGTTTTCTTGGCGTCATAAATAAGAGCATTACCTGTAACGATCAAATGCTTCATTGCTACATGAAGTTGAACCCGGTCTGTTGTTTCAGCAATTTGCTGCATGACCATCTTCTCCATCTTGGAGAGGGCTTGATCAATCTGACTACGGGTTTCAGGTGCAGCCTCTGGGATCTTCTTTAGCTCTAGATCATTAATCTGTAATTTAAAAAATGAGGTATTGAGAGGGAACAAACTTAACATAAGCTTGGCCGCCAGGACGTTACAGCCCTTGGCTCCTTGTGACTGCCACGGTGTAGCTAGTCGCTCTCCATTCGCATGACCTTCATCTGTAAGAAGGTATGGAAGTGTGAGTTTTGCACATGTCCGAGCTACATCTAAGAATTGTTCTCTATCTGACCTCAGGGTTTCATAACGGGCCTGAGCATTTGCATTCATTAGTTTCTAAGGCTAGAGGTACCACGAGTTGCTCTACGTGAGCGGGCTTGGATAGATTTAGGCGAACGGATAATTGCCATACGGTTGCCAGTATTTGTTAATTCTGGTGCAGGTGGAGCAGCAATACTCATAGGAGTGTTAGGAGCGGGGGCCGGTAACATTGGCTCCTGCTGCCGCCTAGGGGCTTGTACGACAGGCATCTGTTGCTGCTTTGGCATATAAACGGGCTGATTCATCATCTCTTCCATCAGCTTCTGCTGTGTCTTAGCGTCAGCTAACTGATCGGCACGCATACGTTCATATTGTTCTTCTAGCTGCTTCTGTTGATCCCTAGACTGGCTTTCATATGTGTTCTTGTCGACCTGAGCGTAAATCCTGTCCATCTCAGATTGCTTATCAATATTATTAATGTCTAGATCTCTTGCAGCTCTCCTGAAGTATTTATCGCCCATTGCATCATCGACACGATTCTTAAATACCTGTTCATTGATCTTTGCTAAATGTTTGTTCTTCTTAATCTTATTAATGCCAAGCTGTTGCTGCGCTCTAAAAATCTCAGGGTTAGCATTTATACCTTGATAAGGATTAACCTTCCTGGCTTTTGGTGGGGAGGGACTAGACATTATTCATCTTAGATAAAATGTATTCCACAACTGAACGTTGACCAGCTCGATACATAATCGTTCTGTTTTCGTCTGTAGGTGTGGGGTTGATCGGTGGATACATTTCCTCCAGCTCATCGACCAAGGCTTGGAGGTTCTTATTACCTGGCAGGATATTATCCATACTTAGGGAGGTTTACATTTGAGGTCTCAAAAAAGCTGGGCATCCTAGCCCTTTGCGTTTCAGCAAGTCCTGCAGCCTTTCCAGAGGCGTAGAGGCTGTCGCTTTGTTTGAGCCAGAAGTCTTTGTCAAGGTACTTGTCCTCATTGGTTGATAGGCCATCCATCACCCAAGACACGGTTGCCTTGCGTAGACGATTAAGGGCTGGGGTTGATACTTCGCCCAGGTCTTTTGCACACATAGCATGGAGAAGTACGTGGGTCTGTTCGTCTCGTGAGATATCGGCAGATATACTTCGCAAGAACATATCTCCATTAAATCTGAACAATGGGAGAAGTACAAAAAAGACTGAACGCTCCAGAATCGCCGTCTTGAGAATTGGATGTGACGGATCGCTGAGCCAAGCTTTGCGTATGTTTTGGGCTTCGCGTTCATACTTTGGGTTAGTCCCGTGAGCGTCAACGACGTAGCTAAGAGCAAGATCGTGTTTATCTTCATCAGCCATGTTTGATCGAAGAGCAGGAATGACACCAGGGTCATCAGGTAGATCCCGCTCTAAGCCTTGGGCAAGCATCTCCTTTACTGGTAATTCAAGAGTGCGAAGGGCTAGTGCCCTATAAATTGCATCTTCAGAGCCTGCTTTAAATTTTCCTTTTTCACCGGCAACGGGGGTCCAGGTCCTCTTACGGGACATCACTTTCAAATAGTTAGACATTTACTCAGCACAAGATGAACAAAGAAGAGGATCATCTTCGGTATCAAAACCAAAGAGATCTGCGTAGTCGTCTCCCTCTAGCAATGACGCAGCATCATCCTTGCGGAGTGTGTCTGGATTTACTTGCAAAGAGTAATAAATAGAGGTTTGGGGAGAGTCAAACCAATCATTAATAAATTTATCGTCGTATGTAATTACATCGCTCCAAGTGTTGAAACTATAGCCATGGAACAAATTTGTATCCTCAAAGGTACGGCAGATCTCGTCTGCGACCAACCGGTATGTGTCCCATCCTACCGAACTCGCAATTTCGACAGGACCGTAGTCGAAAGATGCAACACCATGCGTGTCACTATCTCTATCGACATGCCTACTAATAGGAGGAGCAATCTCAGGCGCTGTTGTATATCCATCAAGATCTTTGTAGCGGTATGAACAGCTAGCTGTAGGGGCAATGGTAAACGCTCTTTCCATTTTATTAACCCGAGCAATTTGTGCGGCTGTTGATACAGCTCGAACCCACTCTCTTGCCATAATAATTGCAGGAGTGATGTCTGTATCTGTTCCGTCATTAACTGCCTTAAGCGCCTCACCGAATTGAAGATAGGAAACACCATGAATACGAAGAAAGTTAGCTAAACCCAAAACACCTAGACCTACCTGGCGATCTTTCCAGGAAGGTAGATATTCACCAGTATCTCCAACCCCTGTCTTGCCATGTAGCTCACAAAGCTGGGACATACCTGCAGTAAAAGCAGGAACTAAGTCCTCTATATTACATTGACCGAGCTGAATGTGTTGTAGCAAACAAGTACCGCGTGAAGGAATTTTGATCTCCAAACATACATTACCAAAAAGTCTATTACCAAACCTATCATAGGTAATCTTGTTTAACCAAATATCACCAGATTGGATAGCTTTAAGGATTTTATTTCTTAATGGCTTTGACAAGGTATTCCAAGATTCACGGGTTACATCAATACATTTTTTAACCCAAGGTAGATCTTTACGTGGTGCATCTACAAACTCTTCGATATCATCATGCGTGGCGTCAATATGAATAACTACTGCGCCCCCCTTATAAAATCCTCCTCTGCGTAAAGTTTCATTAAGTCCACTGTATATCCTTGCAAACGACACTGGGCCTGAAGAGCAGAGACCCTTTCCATTCTCTGTACCCCTTGGACGGAGTTCAGATAAATGAACAGCGACTCCCGCGGCATTCCGTAGGGCGTGGCTGACGAAAGTCCAGCTCGCTTGTATTCCATCGGCTCCCTCCATGGAGTCACTAACATTAATACAGGTGCATGAGACAGGTAATTTATTATCTGGATTGTCGAGCCAATCTTGTACTCGACCGGTGCGGGCAATAAAACGATCAGTCATTAAACAAGGTCAATAAGGGTGGGTTTTTTGTAGTTTGGGCCTTTGATTACCTTTCCGTCCTCTCGTTTAATCGGTTTCAGATCATCATCGAGTTTGGATAGGTTGGATTGATGCACACGAGTCAAGGCCTCATCTAGATCCCAGCCTGCGGTAGCGGAATACTGGTAAGCCACATACACCAAATCAGCCAATTCTTTAAGACAGGCTTCTCTTGATCGTTGGTTCTGTAGATATTCATTAGCCTCACAGTGTGCCTCGAGAAACTCTTCGTATTCCTCAGAGATCAAACGCTGCTGCATCACTAAGGTAGAGGGACTGAAGTGATTGATCGGTTGTCCCATCAGCTTCCTGAAGGTCACTGCTTCTTTCTGGTGCTCGTACATCTTTAAGGGCTCGGTTTAGGTATGCGATGGCTTTGCGAAGGTCATCTTCGCGGGATTCTCCTGGTTTGGCACCAGCACGGCACACGTACTTGATGACGTTGCCTAGTAGATAATCCATGTCTTGGTCAACAATGAAGTCCCAGACCTCAATCTTTCCAAGTTGATAATGATCAGGACTATGCTTCGACATTTGGTGTGATGAGGATAGGCGTTTGCTTTTCGGTGTCCCAGTCTTCCGTCTGGAGGATCCGGGCTAGGCGGAGATTACGGAGGGCGTCGTCGTATGTAAGTCCTGCATTTTTAAATGCATCAACAACAGCAGGCCAGTAATCACCTTTAGCTTTGTCAAGGATTATCCCGGCACGTTTTGGGCCAACGCCGATACATCCGGCATAGCCATCTGTACTGTCACCTGTCAAAGTTTGCTCGTAGAGTTTTCGCTCAGCATCTGCTGGATCAACAGTCCACTCTTCTTTAAGGTTGTAAAGACGGCATGGTATTTGTTGTAGATCCTTATCAGGAGAGATTAGAACAAAGTTGGTGAACTCACCAGATGTAGCAGCAATACCTAACGCATCATCAGCTTCTAAGTTTGGGATAATGATTGATGGATAAGTTTCCATCCCCCAGTTCTTAAGCTTTAGATAACCGCAAGGCTTCCTTTTTGTCCTGTTTCCTTTGTAGCTTGGGTCAATCTGTTTCCTGAAATTTTTAGTGTCAGTGAAATAAAGAGTTAGATCATCAGAGTCAAACCTTGTTGTCAGCTTATTTATCTCTTGTTTGACAATCTGTTTACCTCGCTTGAAGTCACCAACAATGACAGTCAGATCAGGGTTGTACTCCTGCTCCTCTTCTGCCGCTGATGCTGCTCGATACCAGAAAAAGTCTGCATCGATTAATAGCTTAGTCTGCATTGGTTGGTTGAGTGGAAGTGGTTTTGTAATAGCGGTTGTCATTGGCCCAAAAGTCTTCCCATCCGCTAGGGATGCGGCCTTGAACCCAGCTCACCTCCCAATCAGCGATATCCCCCTTAGGGGTTACTGCTACTGGATAGACAGGTTCTTTAACCGTAAATGCGTTGGCGCATTTCCAGCTCCCCTGGCTCCAGGTGCGGCATTTAACGTCTACCTGTAATAGGCCAAGTTTTGGATGGATAATGACAATATCAGTAGGCCCAGTGCAACCGACATTTTGAAAGACTTCACAGCCTTTCCAGTGGGATAACAACTTGACGTACTGCTCGGCTATGTCTCCAAGTCGGTTAGGGCTAATGACAGTCGGCCCAGGAATTTCCGATCTTATATTCAGAGTCGAGAGCGCATCGGAAACGAAATTGGTGTTGAACATCTTTCATTGCGTAAGTGGTGATTTCGCCAGCCTGCTCTGCTTGGCTAGGTGCAACGGATAGCTGAACCTCGTCGTGGATAAAACCCAAAGGGGTGTAATCGATGCCAGCTTCCTGCAACATCTCGTTAATTCGTAATAACCAGGCCTTGCACAAAACAGCGCCCATTGACTGCAAGCAGTAATTAAGAGCTGCATGACGTTTACCTTGTAGTCGTATAGGCCGACCATCAAGACCTCTAAGTACATCAGTCTCGGCTCTACTTTGGATTGCTTTGTTTAACTCTGCAAATCCATCTAGGTCATCCATAATACGTTTACGGATTTCCTTGCCTTTAGCTGTTGCTTTACTCTTTGATGCACCGGCAACAGTGCCAATCTTGTTATCACCACCGCCATAAATCATCGAATAAGTTACACCCTTCGATGTAGATCTGTCGGTTCCGTAGATACTGGCTAGCTTACTGTGGATGTCGCCTTCAACAACTTCTTTGGCAAACTTGCCTCCATCAAAGGGGTGCAATATATGCCCTAAGCATCGAAGTTCGAGGCCAGAAGCATCACATCCGACCTGTACTCTGCCCTTACCTGGGTAGAATAATTCACGATAATCATGGGCAGACGGGGTCTGCGCTAAATTTGGCCCAACATGGCAATTTCTGCCGGTATTTGTGTTAAGGAAGCAGGAATGATGAATCTTACCTTTCCTCTCTTTCTTCAGCCAAGCATTCTTGCCGTCTGACAATTGGCCTAGGTGTTTCTGAAGTTCAAGAATACGGGCAAACT